AATGACTTATGAAGCATTTGGCTCTTTACTAGAGGAGATGGGATATAAGATATTAAAGCATTGGGGAACGTTTGCTTCAATTAAAGATTATAAGACTGAATTAAATGGATTACAAGATACATTTGATAAGTTAAGAGAATATTATGACTCTAATTATTTAGCAACCATATTTGCACCTTTATTTCCGCATAAAGCAAGAAATGTATTGTGGGAAACTCAATATGTTGGTAAGTTAAAGCTAGAAGAAAGATTATTTAAACCAATTAACAAGTTAGAGGGACGTTTAGGATCTTCTGATAAATGGAGGGATTTAGTAAAATGCCTAGAGTGCGCTCGAAACTATGTAAGGACATAGAGAACTTTCATAAGAAATTTAAACTTGGTTATGCCGGAGGTCCGAGAAGACTATCTCTTGAAGTTATAAGAGCTAGATATAGACATCAATTCGAAGAATTAGAAGAGCTATCACAAGCCATACACAAAGGAGATATGATAGGAACTTTAGACGCTTTAGTTGATACGGTCTATATAGCATTAGGAACTGCTTATTTAATGGGATTAGACTTTGACAAAGCATGGACTAGGGTACATAAAGCAAATATGAAAAAGATTAGATGTGCTACTAAAAGATCACCTATTGATATTGTAAAACCTATTGGTTGGAAAGCACCAAAGTTAGACGATTTATGCAAAATCAAATAATAGTATTAGACGGTCCAGATGCCGTAGGTAAAACTACTCTTGCAAAAAAGATACAGGAGAAAGTACCTAACACTAGGTATCTTCATTTAACTTACAGATGGAAGGACAAGATATTTGACTATCATACTGCTGCTATACATTTAGCTGCAAAGTGGTCTAAGTTATCAAATGTAATTATAGATCGTTGGTGGCCTAGTGAGGCTTGTTATGCAACGACATATAGAAGGACAAGTGCTTGGCCGTTACAAGGTAGATTCTGTGATCGTGTAGCATTAAAACATGGAGTTGTCTATATTAATTGTTTGCCTGATCATAACACTATAGAGAGACATAAGCTTATGAAAGAGATGAGAGTTGAGATGTATGATAATATTGATAAGCTTTGTGATTTATACACAGATTTATATTATGGTAATCCTGAACACGAAGACAAAGGAAACTATATAGATCAATTAATTTTATCTGGTGGTATGCAACAGATACCGTATTGTCTGCCATATACTATAGAAAAGTGGGGCGCTCACTTAGATCAATTTGTAGACTTAATAATGCATGTAGGTAAGACGCATAGAGAATGTCAGTGGAAAACAGCTTTAGACCCAGATGATCATAATATACTAGGGCATAAGCATTTTGCTCATCGTTTATTCGTCGGGGAAATAGTTAATCCGAAGTATAAAGGTGTATTTTGGCCGTTTTATGAGTATAATAATAGCAGTTTATATCTGACACAAGCTCTTCACAACCTATGGTTGAATGAGAGAGAATGTGCGTTTACAAACGTAAAAGATAAAGATGGGAAAGTTGATTTAAGATATGTTGAAGAAGCACAACGAAATGAGATTGACATAATAGCTATGGGTAATGTAGCAGCAGATACTATGCAAAAGCATAAGATAGAGCCTGACGGCATAATTAAGCACCCGTCTTATTATAAAAGATTCCTTAATGGCGAGGGATTTAAACAGATAGAGAATGATATACAGGAGGTTTTATAATGTAC